AGATAGATCACTGCCGGCAACTTGCGGTCCCCGGCCCACCTGTAGAGATTTGGACCCCCTTACCCCAGGGGAGAGGACAGCCGGCCCGTTTCAAGGTAACCGGGGCCCGGCCTACCAGGCCCGCGACCGCAGACCGAGGCCAAGCGGAGCAGGTCCGTTGCCGCGCCGTTTGTTGCATAGGGAATGAGCAGCGGCAAGGTTGGCCGGGTCTTCCCTCAGTTCAGGAGCAAGGGACCAGGGTTTGATATGGTCCACGCTAAACGCCCAGTCATGGTCGGCCGGCAACGTGTAGTCGATAGGGTCACCGCATAGCCAGCACGCATCACCGCGCGCCCTCAGTTCCCGAGCTAACCGCTTGAACCTAGCCGTATGCCGAGAGTTGGCCGCCCCGTTTGCCATAGGCCACCCCCTGCCCTATGGTCAGGTACCCCGCCCCTAGGCAGGGTACCCCCCGTATGGATTCAGGACGGCACCCGCTGAAATGAGAACGGCCCCCCAGTATCCAAATGGGGGAACGGACACCGGAGGACCTAAGCAGCAGCAGCAGAACGGGAGCCGAGCCACTTGTGCCACCTGCCCCCAAGTGTTCACTACCCGTAACCGTCCAGTCAAGATGGACGCGCGGCACGAAAAAGTTACGCGGGAATCTGCCAATTTTTATAGACGTCCAATTGTAGACATTCAACAAGACGCGCGTGGGCCGCGCAGTGTAAGGGCCGCCGGCACCGGCCGGCGTCTAGACTAGTCGAGTCGCCCACCCCCCGAGAGGACCCCGCAACCCATGACCGAGCAGACCGAGCAGCGCGCTAAGTTCATATTGGAGGTTACCGCCGGCCTAATCCCCGGACGGGTAGACGACGCCTATACGCGCCGCTATGCGATCACCGGCCAGGAATGGGAGAGCCACCCGGAACCGTCGCACCTATTGGCCGAGGTAAACGGCAAGGCCCAGGGTTACGCCGGCTTACTCATGTTGCAACCCAATTACCTAAATTGGGTACGCCTAGATTGGATCCTGGTATGACCGCGGAACCGGCCGCCCAGGGTACCCCGAGGTACGGAGTAGTTACGTGCGGGAAGCAAGCGCCGGGCCCGTTTTCTTTTGGACCGTGCCGGCTTGAGCCCGAGCACGACGGCGACTGCCGTTGGCCGTTTGCCGGCGGATACGTCAGCATAAGCGCCGAGCCGTACGACTCAGCCAAGGACCCGGTTATTCTCAGGTACCGCCGCTTTACCCGCCGCAGTTTCCGAATAGCTTTCGTTTGCGCCGTCATAAACGCCGCTTGCGCCCTATGGTCTTTATTCCACCTGGTCACCTAGCCGCCGTGTACTTGTTCAACATATGCGACAGCAGCAGCCCCGGCGAGTCCGGCGGCGTCTATACCCTGCCCTATGGTGAAGCCGTCGAGGGAAAGCGCCACGGTTACGCCGTCGAGCACAAGAGCCGGATCACCGGACGCGCCGCCCGGTATGTCGAATGGACCCGGAACCCGGACCACCCGCCGGACCCGAAGTGTCCGGAGTGCAGCGCCCCGACGCCGCCGCCGGCGCGCGAGGCACCGGCCCCACGAAAGCGAACAAGCGTGCATGTTCCACCCGAGAACCTAGTACGGTACCGCCGGATTATGAACCTAGCCCGGCACGTCGAACGGATAGGCAACCAACGGAGCAACCGCGGCGACTATGCCGGCGCGAACCGTGCCTGGGCCCGCGCTTCCCGGATCAGCGCGGAAGCGCAGACGTTACGCGTGCCAGGCAATAGGCAGCGTGCCGGCGGCGTCTAGCACCGCGCCGGCGACCGCGCCGGACCCGTTGAACAGGTCCACCACTTCATCGCGTTCCGGGTCATAGCCCAGCGCGTCGAGCACCCACCGAGTCCAGGCCGGAGGCTTAGCCCCGACGAAGCCGGCGCGCATAGCCGGCGTGTCCAGCACGTCGGAGCCCGGCACCCCGGACCCGCGCCCGGTCCGCGGCGTCGAGATTAGCACCGGTTCCCAGCATGACCGGAACCGGGCCCCGGACGGCGGCGCGTTCCGCCGGTGCCAAACCATGACGCGCGCCGCCGGCGCAGCTGCCAGGTACACCGGCAGCGAGGCCGGCGCGGCAGCGATAGCCCACGCCCCGAAGTCCCGCTGCAGGTCCAGGACTAGCCGGGTATGCCGGGCCGGGTTATCCCACTCAGCAGCGCCGGCGTGTTCATCCGGCCGGTGCCGGCCCGAGCCGGACCCGCGGCCGCCGGGCCCGTACCACCGGGCCGCCCGGCCCAGGTATGGCGGGTCCGCTATCGCCATTTTCACGGCCGGAACTTACGCGGCCGCGCCGTGCCGGTCAGTGCAACCACACGAGCACCCGCACCACTCAACCGCCAGGAACACGCCGGGCCGCTCCACCGGTCCGTAACCCGGACATTTTGCGTGCTGCCCGCCGGCGCAGTGCCGCGATACCGGGCCCCGCCAGTCCGCCGCCGTATGGTGGACCGGACAGCCCGGCACGACCGCGGATTCAGTGCAAGCGCACCCATGCACCCACGCCGTATCCTCATGTTCGCCGTTCATTTTTTGCCCTTTCGTTTGGGGAAGCGGACCGAGACGGCATAGACCGCCGCCAAGTCATAGAGCGCCCGCCCGCCGCCGTCAGTACCTTTACGTTCCAAGAGCCCCTGGCTAGCCCAACGGCGAATAGTCCCCCGCGGCCGGTCCACGGCCACGGCCGCCGATACGGTATCGACGAGGACGACGCGCGCCGGCTCACTTGAGCCGGCCAAGACGCTTGACCCCCCACGGAATTTTGCCCGGTTGAAGTATCGCCGTAGCGTCCCCGGATACCGGCCACGGCCACCCCTGCCGGGCCCGCCGTTCCGCCGTTTCCACCGTTTCCCGCGCAAGCGCCGGGTTATCCGCCGCCCGTTCCGCCCGTTCTTCCGCTTCCGGCGTAGTGTGGACGTCCACGCCCGGCACCCTGCCGACGCTGCCCCGTTTGTCGGTCATATCTGCCCCATTCTTCCGAGGTCCGCCACGGCGAACCGAGCCACCAGGAACACGCCGGTATGCCGGTTGAGCCGCGGCGAGACAATCCAGGAGAACACCGGCGCGGATAGCGGACGCATCCCCAGGGCCGGCAATTCCGTTTCAAGGTCCGCCATAGCTTCCCGGATCAGGTCAGCGGCCGGCATATCCGGATCCAGCACCGGCCAGCGCATCTCAAAGCAATTGACCACTAACCCACCCCCCACGCCATAAGCAGCGCGAGGACCACCAGCAGCAGCGCCGCGGATATCGGAGAATCCCACCAGCCGTTGACCATTACCGGCCCCGCGGTTCAGGCCGCGGCGTCCGGCCCCGGAACTTATCGCCCCAAGCCCGAATTTCCGCCGTCGCCTTTAGCTCAATAGCGATAGCAGGGTGAGGTTCCGGCCGGCCGCGTTCATCTTCCACGATTAGACCCTCGCGCGCGATCCGGGCCCGCGCGTCCCGTTGCGTCGCCACCTGCCCGCAGTACGCCGCGAGGTCCGGGCCCGCGATCCGGGCCGGCTCATGATGTGCGCCTATGACTTCATCCCATACGCCGGCGGCCGCCGGGTCCAGGTAGTCCGGAGCCGGGAACTTGGGCCCCGCCGGTTCCGCAGCTGCCGCCCGCCGCGCCGACGTCGCCGCGGTCCGGGCCGCTTTCCCCGCTGCCGGCGTCACCACCAGGACCACCACGGCGTCCGCACCGTCTTTACCTTGAGCTTGAGCCGAGGGAACCGGGCCCGTCCCCAGGCCCGGACGCCGGCCCGGTTCAGCTTTTGGAGGACTTCCAGCGTCCCAGTATCAAGCCCGCCCCGGCCGCGGCGCGCCAGCATGATGCCCCGGCGCATATGCCGAGCGTTCCGGGTACTAATCCACATACGGCACCCCCCGCGCCGGGCCCGGCAGCAGCGCGACGTCCGCGCGCGTCAATTCCGCCGCCGAGACGAAAGCGTCCAGAATAGGCCCGTACCTATCCCGGTAGAGCCGGGTCAGTTCCCGGCCCGCTGCCGTCAGCGCCCGGCCGAAGTCATACCGCGCCAGCCAGGCACGCCCGCCGGCCGATTCCGAGAGGCCCCGGCGCATGTAAAGTTCAGCCAGTCGAGGCTGCCCGGTTCTTAGTGCCGCTTCCGCGCGGCGCACGTATTCAGTCATTGCCCACCCCCGCCCGGACGGTTCCCATTTGAAGCCGTCCCCTAGTTGCTTGAACGGCCGAGCCCGTAGGGTCAAGCCGCTTGAGTGCCGGCGCGCCGGTATTGGGAGCCCAACCCGGCTTTATGCCGTCGAACAGTTCATCGACAATGGCCTCGTACCACCGGCAGCGGTCCGGATCATCCGAGAAATAGAACAGTTCTAGCCGCTTGTTTTCGTTCAAGTTGGCCGTCGAACTGATGCTAAAAAAGTGTTCGCCGTTGGAAATCGTCACGAATTTAGCGTGGGTCCGGGTAGTCCGTATGTTCGCTTCCCCGAATACGTCCATAAGGGTCACGGCGTACTCACGTACGCCCGCTAGTTTGTTGAACCCGACGTCGAGCACGAGCCGAAAGCTTCTAATGTTGCCGGTATCAATGAACCGGTTCATTACTTCCGCGTCGTAGAGGCCGGCGGACCAAGTGCAGATTGAGACATCGGCCGGGCCGGTCCGTTCCAGCAGCACCACGATGGCGTCCAATAGGGAAAATTCCCCGTTGGTCATTACTTCATAGTCAGTGCCGGCCGTGAACGGCTCAAGTGCGATACGCGCCGAGTTGGTCCGCAGGAACCTATGCCGCCGCTTGTTCCGAGCTACCGCCCGGCCGCGGACGCCGGACACGGCCGGCGCAGGTTCTTCCACCAGTTCCAGGTCGTCGCCGGTCCGGAACCGTTGAAGCTGCCCGCCGAAGTCCGTTTTTATTGGTCCCGCCATGTTCCACCCCTTGAGTATCTGCCGCGTGCTTACGTCTCAATTTTACCGGCGAACGTCTATATTCTTTAGACGAATCGCCTAAAAAACCGGTTCATTATCCCCGCCCGGAACCGCCCACGGATCAGCGCCGGCCGGCTGCCCGGAGCCCGAAGCCGGCGAACTTGGGCCGGGCCCGTTGTTCCAGGTCCCGCCCCAATCCCCGCCCGCGGCCGCCGGCTGCCCGGCCGGCTGCCCGTTGGACTTTTGCGCCCGCCGGACTTGAGCCGTTGCGTACCTCAAGGACGGCCCGACTTCTTCCACGTCCAGTTCCAGAACGGTTCTTTTGTCCCCGTCTTTCGTTTCAAAGGTCCGCGACTTGAGCCGGCCCGAGACGATCACCCGCATCCCTTTACGGAGCGATTCCGCGACGTATTCCGCCGCTTCCCGCCAGACCCCGCACGGCAAAAACATCGTTTCGCCGTCCCGCCATTCATTAGCCGACTTATCGAACTGCCGCGGAGTCGAGGCAACCGTAAAGTTACAGACCGCCAGCCCGGACGGCGTAAACCGCAATTCAGGATCCGCGGTTAGGTTCCCGATAACCGTTATGCCCGTTTCGCCGGCCACTACTCAGCCCCCGCCGTCCGGGCCCGCTCAATCGCCGCCGCTTCCGAAGCTTCCGCCGCTTCCGCCGCGGCGTCTTCCGCGTCCGCGTCCGCGTCCCACCCGTCCGCTATCTGCCGCAGGATGCACGCCGCCCCGCGCTTAGTCAGCCCATGCGACCAGGAGTCCGCCACTAGCCGGTCTTCATACACCGGATGCTGAAACAGCACCACGCCGGCGAGCGATTCCGTAGCGTCTATGGACCGGCAGACGTGCCCCGGTTCCCCATGTTCCGGCCCGTCATGTTCCGGGCCCATGCCGTCGCTTTCAATACCCATTATTTGACCCACCCTTGTTCAATGTCCGCAGCGGCCCAGAGCTTATCGAGCCGCCGCCGTTCCGTGTTGGTTAGTAGCACAGCCCGGTCATATACCGAGAGCACGCGGGCCGCCGGCGCGGTCCAAGTTTCCAAACTATCCTCGGTGGACCGGCTCAAGTCCCCCACCGGTTCCACCCGGTACAGGTCACCCCGGCCATAGAGCGACGCGTGAAATTTTGCGTACAGCCGGACCGGCGTGAAATAGACCGCTTCCGTTTGGAGCGCCGGCCCGTCCATCCCCAGGAACGCGCCGCCGGCTGCCCGAGCCTCACACCACGGACACCCGTCGACAGGATGCCGCTCAAACCCCGGCAGCAGCAGGTCCCCCGGCCTCAAGTCCGGCACGCCGCCATGATAGAAAAACGGCACCTAGTCCCCCGCTTCCCGGCCGGCCCGAAGCCGGCGCATAAAGTCCTGTTGACCCAGT